AAGATGTTTGCGATTGGTTTGGCGTGGGGGCAACTACGGTCGCTAAATGGCGACGCACCCTCGGCGTAGATAGGCAAAATAACGCAGGGACACAGCGCCTATATAAGGAGCTTATTACTAAAAAAATTACACCGGAATCTGCGGTTAAAGGACGGGAAAAAGCCAAAAGCCAATTCTCTCGTGCGAAAATATCGGCTGCCAACCGTGGTAAGCCAGTGCATCCCAACTCTAAAAAAGCGTTTATTGAGGCTGCTAAAAGACCAAAATCGGAAGAATGGAAACAGAAAGCGTCAGAGCGACAGAAAGGGAAATCACGACCAGCAACGGTATCTGAAGCAATCAAACGAACAAAATTGAATAACCGTATTAAAGCACTTCAAAAACAGACTGAAGACATGATCGCATTCCTCGAAAAAGATGATGACGAATAAAATAAACCGCCATTATGGCGGTTTATTTATTTGGATTCCTTTAATTTTTCTTTGACCCAAGCGGAAAAGTCTTCGATTCTTGCCACTATTTCCAGCAAGTCAGCCTCCGTTTCGGCATTAAAAGAAACGGGTTTAATAACCCGTTTCTTTGCATACTTTTCTTGCGCCCGGATAAGAGCGTTGCTGCGGCGGCTATTACCAGAGGTCATAGCCAGTCTCCACGTCGTGCCAATCGCTGTCCATGTAAGTAACTTCGAGGAAATCCTCGATATCGCCGCGCTCCAGTAGGCATACACGGTCATCGTCTTGGCTGTTTGCCTCGACGTAGATGGGGTCAACACCTGCTTCTTTGGCTGCGGCAAGGCTGTGGTGACCATCGAGAACAACGCAGTATTCTTTGCCTTCAAAGATGAAGGCCGGGGAGATTGTTACCTCAAAATCTTCGTTGGCGATTTTCTTGGCTACGACCTCGTCGTTGAGGTATCTTTGTGAACTGATGATTTGCATAACTAACTCCTTTATTTGATGGGGGTATTATATAGTAATACTATATGAAGTCAAGCCCTTTTTAGAATTTTTTCGCCATTTGCGATGCGGAGCTATAGCTCACTCTTTATTACTTGATTACCCCGTCGAGGAACGCATGACCCTCGCGCAGAAAAACCTTGGCTGCTGTCTGGCTGAAGCCGCAGTATTGCGCCACCCCGCGCGAGTCATACGCGCNCAGTCAAGCCCTTTTTAGACTTTTTACGCCATCTCCGCGCAGTTGATTTGCACGGTGTAGCCGTTGTCGCCGAGGGCGTGAGTAATCTCCTTGATAAACCAGCGGATTTCATCAATTTGCGGTTTAAAACCCTCGACCTTGAGCGGTTGCTCGGCGAACAGCTCGGCGCGGCCAAAGGCGAGGTTGAGCGAGAGGGTGCGGGCGCGCGTCTTGATGCGCTTCATTTCCGCCTCGGCGGCCTTCTTCGCTTCGGCCTCGCTGTTGTAAGTGTGTTTGAGGTGGCGGCGGTAGCCGTCTTTGCCGACCTCGGCCTTTTTGCGTTTGCCGCCCTTTTTGTCGTGCCAGTAAGCGATGACGCCGGTTACACGGTCGTCGCGGTCGGCGTCGTTGTAGCTGTGGCTGTCGCCGTCGCGGCGCTCGATGATGGCCGTGGGCAGCTCGTTGCCGCCGCTGTTACGGCCGGATGCGCGCACGGTAAATATCAGCCGCCCGTCCTTGACCGTGCCGACGGCGTCATGCTCTTGCGCGAGGCGGGTAACAAGGTGGGCGTCGCTCTCGTTGGTCTGGTCCATGTGCGGGATGGCAATCCCGGCGAGGTCGGGGGCAACCGCCGGAATCAGCCCGTGGCGTTTGGCGATAGTACCGATGATGTCGCCGAGGGTGGTGGCGTGGTAGCTGGTTTCGCGCTCCTCCAACAGCGTCTGCCGAAAATCCGCCGAGCGGGCGCGGATGGTGATGACATCCGGCGGCCCCTGATGGCTGATTTCGTCAACGATGTATTCGCCCCGGTTTTGCTCCATCCCCTTGTAGCCAAAGATGGCGGTGATTTTTTTGCCCTTGCTCGGCAATTCGACCATGCCGTCGCTGTCGTCGATGTCTATTGTCAGCTCGTCCACCTCCATGCCGCTTTTGTCGGCGACGGTGAGTGACAGCAGGCGGCCGTAGAGTTCGAGCGGTTTGCCTTCGAGGATGAGGGTATAGACGGGCGTCATCAGAATAGCCTCGTGATGAGTTGCAGCAGCGGCGACAAGCGGCCAAACGGAGTGTGGCGGCCGTCGTAGCGTTTGAGGGACAGGGTAAATTCGATTTTCAGCGCCTGCCCGTCCGGCATGAGGACGCTGGATGTCTCATTGAGGCTGTCGATGAGCCAGTAGCCCATGACCGCGCCGGTGCCGTGCATCAGCAGGTAAGGCTCGCCGCGTCCGGCCATTTCGCGCAGCAGGGTAATGTTGGCAGGACCGCCGGTGTATTCGGGAGCGAGGACGCCGGACAGGGTTATTTGGTCCTCGCCCCGGCCGACGTACTGGTAGGCAGGCTCGCCGCCGGTGCGGTTATTGGCAGGCCAGCGCCATTGCGTGGCGCGCTGGATGCTGTCGATAGGCGCCGACTGAACGGCGAAAACGAACATGCCTAAACACATTAACATGGTGACCTCCTATGCCAGTGCGGCGTCGGTATCGTAGAAAGCGCTGCGGTTGCTGCCGCCCTGCCGCCGCCGCTCGCTGGCAAGAGCCCCGCGCACCTCTTTGCCGATTTGTGCGGCCAGCGCCTTGTTGTCGCCGCCACCGCTAACATTGATATTGACGGTGGTGTTGCTGTTTGCGGACACATTGTTGCGGGCGGCGAGGGGTTTGGTGGGTGCAGCTGGAGCAGTGTTGTTTTTCTTAATGACATCAAATACACCACTCTTTTTCATATTCTCGAATGCTTTGATATTTTCCGATGACTTTTGCAACGGGCTGAATTCTATTTTTGTCAGCTTCTGTTCACTAAAACCGAGGAATTCTTTCATAGCCTGTATTGCGCCTTTTATCTTTTCTGTCAGCCATGTGAATTTATCCACCACCCATTCAATGCCTGCGCTAAAGGCGTTGACCAGTGAGTTATAAACATCCCAACCAAGAATAGCCACAACAATTGCCTGTCCTGCCTCAACAATAAGTGAAGCCAAATAACCACCGAGGGTAGCGAAGAAATCAAATACCCCTTCAAAGGCAGCGTTTACCGCGCCTAGGACACCCATTTCGCGGAATCCCTCGCGCACATTGTGCGCGGTCTCTGTGACGCTATCCCAAATGATGCGTCCGGTATCGGCAAAAAATTGCCAGATACCGGCAAAAGCGCTTTTGACTGCGCCGGTGAAAGAAAAGTTTTTCCACCAATTCGCCAGCGCCTCCATACGGTCAGTCGCCCAGCCGACAATAGCGTCCCAATTTTTATATATTAGCCATATGGCCGCACCAATGGCAAAAATAGTAAGTAAAATCGGATTGCTCATGAACCAAAGGACTATACTTCGTAATCCAAAAAATAATTTGCTGGCTGCTACTATTGATGCGTTTATACCAGCAAAAGATAGCAACAAGACGCCACCTAGAGCGGCAAGTCCGGCGAAAGCAGTTGCACCAATCATGACCCATTTGACAAATGTCTTATGGTTTTTGAGCAACGGTTGCAGCGTTTCTTCGAGAAATTTCTGTGCGGTTTGCGCAAACCATAGCAATGATTCGCGCAGGCTTTCACCGATCATGCCGGATAGCATCCCGGCGACGCCGCCCAGCTGCTCAAAGGCAGCGGAAAGGGTTGAGGTCTTTTCGGCGATACGGGCATTGGCGTCAGCCTGCTTATCCATGTCAGCCAAAGCGGCGCGGTAGCCTTCCAGTCCTTGTTGCGCCAGCATCATTGCCGGACGGCCGGCTTCTTCGCCGAACAGTTCTTTGGCGACCAGTAGCGCCTTCTGTTCGCCAAATTTTTTCTGGATGGTATTCAATTTTTCCAGTTCGGCAATCATGGCCTCGGTGCCTTTGAATTTGCCTTTTTGGTCGTAAAAATCGAAATCCACGCCTGCACCACGCATGATGTGTTTGGCTTCGGCCTTCATGCCGCTTTTTGCTTTGCGGATCATTTCCGGGCCTTTGGCCAAACGGCCGAGCATCGCGGAAAAGTTCGTGCCAAACATCGAGCCTTCGAGGCCTTGCCGTGCCGCCATACCCTGAATGGCGAGCAGCTTTTTGTAGTTTTCTTCACCGGTAATGCCGAGCGAGTTCACCGTCGGCGCGTAGTATTTCATGGCCTCGGCCATGTCCTCTTTTTTCAGGCCAAAGGCAAAATAGGCGCGTTGGGTCATGTCGGCCGCCTTGCCGATGTCGTCCGGGTTAAGGCCGTGCGCCTCAATCATGCGCGCGGCGAAAGTACCGCCTTCCTCCTGTCCCATGTTCATCAGCACGGCCATTTCTGCCGCCGCGCGCAGGCCACCGCCGGTCATGACCGCATCTTTAACGCCCTGTTCTTTCAGCGAGCGAGCGAGGTTTATGAAGTCTTGGGTGGTACCGGGCAGGACGTTGCCGAGCTGTATCGCCTGTTTGTTGATTTCCTCAAATGCGCCATAAGTCCCATCGGCTTGCATCATCGTCACTTTCAGCTCGGTGGATGCCTGCTCTTGCGCCATGTATTCCTTGACCGGTGAGGCGATGATTTGCCCGGCGCGCTGCGCGGTGTTGATGCCGACGTAACCGGCCATTGAGGCATTCGCCGCCGTCTGCAAGCGGCGTTCGTTGCGTTGGTGCCGTTCGGCGATGCGTTGCAGCCGCTGCGCCTGCCGTTCCAGTTCGGCGTTGGTGCGGTTGGCGCTGTTGCGCAAGCGGTCTTCCTCGCGCGCCAGTTCGCGGGTATTGATACCCGCTGCGCGTAGGCGTTGCGTCAGTTCGACCAGCCGTTGTTGTTCGCGGTTCTGGATGCTTTCCAGTCGTGCCAGATCACGGCTGGCTCGATCAAACTGGCTCGATAGCTCTCGCCACCGCTGCGACCCTTGTCGCAGCCCGTTCATTTGTTGTTGCAGCCGCTGCATCCGGTTGCGCATCCGGTCAATGTTGTCGCCGGTCTGTTGCAGGGATTGCTGTTGGCGGCGATAACCCTCAACGTTGCGCAGCTGGTTGTTGAGCTGTTGCAGGGTGTTGCGGTTACGGTCGAATGCGCTCATGAGCCGCCGGTTGGCCGCGCCGATATTGCGGAATGTGCGGCTCATTTCATCGAGTGCGCGCAGGCGTACCTGCAAATTCAAATCAGCCATAATCTTTACCTTTTCAGCGGGTTTTCGTACAATCGGGATAACAAATACGGGAGAGCAATCATGGATCAGGTCATTGTGTCAATTGTCGTGTGGACGGTAGTTATTCTGGTTGCTGTCGCCTTTCTTAAGGGACTGGCAAATTTCCTTTTTGAAGAAGTCATCGAGCCGTATCACTTGTGGCGCGCCGAGGTTAAAGCGCGTCGTGAACGTATTACCGCCGAACGTGAATGGCTGGCGACCCGTCCCAAATAGTTTTCATGTGAATTCCTTGCGCCTATGCCGCCCTTTTCGGGCGGCTTTTTTGTGCCAGCGTTTAGGTCCGCTGCTGCATTTGCTCCCGCGCCAGCGTGTCGCGTGCGACGGCGACAGCGTGCCAGCGCAACAGTTCGATGATGCTCATACGGTCGAGCTCGCTCGGCGGCCAGCCGCCGCCGAAGACGATATTGATGTCGGCCCATGCGTCTTCTACGCTGCGGGGGAGCGCTTTCCCGCAAAATCATCGTCTGCAAGGATTTCGGCGAACATCTCCGAAACCAAAAGCATGGCGTTGGTGAAATCGCGCAGGGGGAGTTTGTTGGCCTCCGCTTGGGTGAGTGCCGGGGTGGTGATGCGTGGCAGCAGTTTGCTGATGGATTCGGCATCGCCCTGGGTCAGGTCAAAGAGGCGGATGCCGCGCAAATCGCCCGCATGAGGCTCGCGCAGGCTGATTTCGTAGACGGCTTTTTCGTCGCGCATGATGGGGGTTTTCAGTTTGAGGACGCGCGGTTTGACGACTTCGTTTTCTTTCATGGTTTGCTCCTATGTGTCAGGGGATTACTGTTTGAGATTGGCGCGGCGCTTTTCCAGCAGGTCGCGGCCATTGACGATGTAGATGTTGTTGGGGAAATCGATGTCGTACAGGGTGCGGCCATCGATGGCATACTTGAAGGTGGCGAGTGATACGGTGTATTTCGTTTTTTGCAGTTCGCCGGGCTTCGAGGAGCCAAAATCAATTTCTTTCAGGCGTCCGGTCATAATGGCTTCGATGCCGTGGCCGTCGCAGTTCATTTCGCTCTCGGCCGAGGCGTTAATGCGGAATGTGACACCGGCCAAGCCGCAGACGCCGTAGGCAGCAATCATTTCGCTGGTCTGCTCGCTGGCCTCAAAGGTCAGCTCCATCGCTTCTTGGCCGAGGTCGAGCATTACCGGGCCGAGCATTCCGCCCGCGCGGTATTCTTCGGTTTTGCGGGCGACTTTCGGCCATTCGACGTTATCGACGATACCCGCATAGCCCCGCCCATCAACGGACAGGACCGCGTCTTTGATAATCTTGGGTAGCATGGGTTACTCCTTTAATTGGCGGCTTCGACGCGGCGCGCGAAGTCGATGAGGTAGATATCGGTGATGGATTGCCGCAGGTTGAGGTTTTCCAGCGGCGGCACCGGGGTGAAGTTGTAGCTGACGGCCAGTTTCCCGGCTTTGAGGGTGTCCTTGTTGTTAACCTTGTCGTCGTACCACGCCTCGCCGCCGAGCAGGTAGCCGCCGCTGTTGTAGTTGCGCAGCGAGGCATTGATGCCGGTGATGATGTCGCCAGCGAGGCCGGGCGATAGTGGTTTGTCGATGGCCCAGAGGTGGCCGCGCGCGACGGTCTCGGCGATGACTTGCGCGGTGCGGGTGTAGCTCTCGAAGGCAAACAGCGGGTCATCCGAGCAGGTGCGGCTGCCCCAAATGCGGAAGCCCTGCTCGCGAACCAGCGTGCTGACCTCCTTGCTGTTGAGGTAGTTGGCGTCGGTTGCCGTGCTGGTGATGTCAAAGCCAATGTCCACGGTGAGGCCGGTCACGCCGTCCACGGCGACGTTGGAGATGGTCTTGTGCCAACCGACCTCGTGGTCGAGTTTGGCGCGCAAGCCGAGGGCGACGGCGGTGGCGTGGATGGTGTTGGTTTTCTTCGCCGCTTCGTCAAAGCCGGTGAAGTCCGGCCAAATCAGCATGAGTTCGCGCGCAGAGAAGTTGGCGCGGTAGGTGGCGGCCTCCTCTTTGGTTGTACCGATGGCGCGCGCATAGACAAAGCCGCGCATTTTCTTGGCGATGTCCACCAGCTCGGTTGTAACCGCCTGGCTGTCCAGCCCCGGTGCGCCGAGGATGCGCGGCACGACGCCGAGTTGGGCGTTGGCAGCGAGCAACGCCTTCGCGCCGCTGTAATGGCCGTTCTCAAAGGCGCCGATGGTTTTCGCATCTTGGTCGGCGCCGTTGTCGTTCTTCTCCTTCGAGGTCGGCACGCGGACGACGACGGTCAGGGCGTTGGTCTGCTTGTAGATGGCAGACAGCGCCGGAGCAAGCGTGCCTTTGGTCCCCGCCTTGCCGATGGCGTCGGGCAGGTTGCTGATGAGGACGGGGCGGTTTTCCGGGAATGTGGCTGCGTCGGCATCTTCGCCGGTGGCGACCAGTCCGATCACCGCAGTCGAGGCGGTGCGCAGCGGGCGGCTGCCGTTGTTGATTTCGATGACGCGGACGCCATGCAGGTATTCGGTACTCATTTTGTGCTTACTCCATAGAGGTACTGATAGACGGATTGAGGGGTTTGTTTTTCGGGGTTGGCCATACCGAGGACGCTGGCGACAAACTCGCTGCAAAACCAGCGCATACCGGACTGGCGCAGGAAGGGGAAGACAAAGCGGAAGACGCCGAGCCAGTCGTAGCGCTGCCCCTGATAGCGGCGCAGCCAGTCGCTGACCGTTTCGGCGGGCAGGGTTCGCAGGATGCGGCTGTAGTGGTCGGGGTCGCGCAGGTATTCGGGGTCAATGGCAGGCAACAGGTCCCAACGATCGCCGGGAAGCGTCATGAATTTGCCGCGCACGCCGCCGTCGCGCACCGACGCCGACACGCAGAAATAGACGCCGGGGCGGGCGGTATCCGGGATGGCCAGTTCGCAATGCGAGTAGGGCGAGCGGGTGAGCAGGCGGATAGTGCCGTCGAACAGGTATTTGACGCGCTCACGCAGCGATGCACCGGGGCGAGGACGGCCTTTGTAAAACGCAACGTAAGCGCTCATGCGTCACCTCCGGCAGGTGTCGCGGGCATCATTGGCATCATCGGTGGCTTGTAGTGGATGGCGATGGTATCGAGTGCGGCGAGGTCGGCTGCGGCACGGATTTGGTCTTCGAGCGCCTGCCGCTGTCCGGCGACGGACGCGGTTAGCGCCGTAAAGGCGTTGCTCTTGGCAAGCGCTTTGGCGCGCAGCTCGTCCAGCGGCACACCACGCGCCTGCGCGATGCCTGCCAGTATCGGCGTGGCCGCGCGCTTGTCGGCCGCCCATGCTTGTGCCTCCAGCGCCTGCGCCGCCCACGAATCCCGCTCGAATTGCGGCACACCATCGAGGCCGGCGACTGCCTCGATAAAGGCTTGCGCGGCGCTGGCGGCAGCGTGCAGTTTGGCCGTCTTCGCGCCCGCGAGTGCCGCTTGCGGGTCGGGGTGGTAGTCTGCTTTGGCAATCAGGCGCAGACCGTCGGCAGGGGTAAACAAATCGAGGGATTCGCCGCAGATGTCGCCGTTGGCGTTGAGGATGTAATACATGGTGCGGTCTCCTTATGCTGGCGCCCACAATTCGGCGTAGGCGGAGCCGTCGCCGGTTTCGGTGAAGGTCGCGCCGTTGAAGCTGATGCCATCAACGGAAAGCATTGACTTCGGATCGTTTCGGCTTCCCGCTGTAGCTGCCGCTGTGCCGCCGGGGTGAAAAAGGTTGCTGCGTGCAGCGGTATTGCCGCCGAAATAGCCGAGGCAGGCGAAAACAAAGCCCGCCGGGGCGGCAAAGCTCTGGTTGAGTTGGGTAACAACGTCCGCGCCTTGCGCGCGCTGTTTGACCCAACCGGATCCGGACGCGCTGACGGTTTGGTAGGCGGTGGCGCGGGTCGCTTGCAATACCGCGTTGGATGCAATCAGCGCCGCGCGGAAGGCAGCGGTTTGCAGCACGGTTTTCAGGGCAGCAGAAACGGCGGCAACTGCCGTCATTGCCGTT